AAAATAATGGTAGAAGCAGTACGTTATAAAACAACTACAGAAAGTACAACTGTGTCTGCTACGTCAGGTGGTGCTAGTGGTAATGTGCTCTATACTTGCCCTGCAGTACACACTGCCACTATTGATATGTTAATGGTAACTAATGGTAATACGTCAAATCAAAAAATAACTATAGAGTTTTACCATGCAGATGATACAACGTATCACAATTTTATAGAGGCTAAATCTGTTTCAGGTAATACTGCACTAAATGTTTTAGGTTCAGCACGTATGCATTTACATGCAGGAGATAAAATTGTAGTGTCTAAAGATGGTGGTACATTTGATGCCACTATTTCTGTACGAGAGTTCTATAACCCTAACCGTTAATGCATAACGGGGTTGCAATCTTATCTCTAGTATGATATAACTATTTATGTAAAACTACTCCTGCACAAATAAAAGGAGTGGTGCTATGTTTAAAAAGATATTTAAAAAGATTCAAGAGAATCAACAACGAAGAGCAAACTATTGGATACTCATGAACTTGAGTGACAAAGAGTTGCATGATATGGGGATCAGTAGAGGTGAAATCAGGCAAAAAGTCTACAGTTAATGCAGCGGGTAATTATACTAAGCCTAGTATGCGTAAGCGCCTTGTTGCTTCCGTCAAAGCTGGAGGGAAAGGTGGAGCACCAGGACAATGGTCCGCCAGGAAAGCCCAGATGGTTGCAAAGCAATATAAAGCTAAAGGTGGAGGATATAAGTCATGAAAGTAAATGCACCTAAAGGTTATCATTGGATGAAACAAAAAGATGGTAGCTTAAAACTAATGAAACATGCAGATAAGTTTGTCCCTCATAAGGGTGCATCTCTTACTGCTAATTTCCCTGTGCAAAAGAAACACGATGCCAAAAAGTAAAAGTCAAAAAAGTTTAACTGCTTGGACTAAGCAAAAGTGGAGAACCAAAAGTGGTAAGCCATCGACGCAAGGTCCAAAGGCCACAGGTGAAAGGTATCTACCTGAGAAGGCTATTAAGTCTCTTAGTTCTTCTGAGTATGCCGCTACATCACGAGTAAAGCGAAAAGGCACTGCTAAGGGTAAGCAGTTTGTGGCTCAACCTAAGAAAATTAGAGCCAAAGTAAAACCGCATAGGAAAGTTACATGACAGAAAAGCAACAAAAGTTTCTTGATGCATTGTTTGGTGAAGCCGAAGGCAACCCAGTTAAGGCACTTAAGATTGCAGGGTATGCTCAGGGGGAATCCTCTGCAAGAGTTATGGCCCCTCTAAAGGATGAAATTGCTAATCGTACTCGTGACTTTATTGCTACCAATGGCCCTCGTGCTGTTTGGTCTTTAATGAACGTTATGACTAATCCAACAGACTTAGGAAATAAAGAGAAGATGGCTGCTGCTAAAGACTTCTTAGACCGTGCCGGTTTTGTAAAGACCGACAAGGTAGAAGTCAAGTCAGAAAGCCCACTGTTTATTTTACCACCTAAAGAAAATGAAGCTTGATAAAACTTGGAAACTTCCAAAGCCTGACAAAACCGAAAGTGGCTATGTTTGGCACCCAGTAGTAAGAGTAGGTAGACAAGTGCCATTTGGGTACTTACAAGATCCAGATGACAAAGATGTACTAATACCTATTCCAGAAGAACTAGAACTGTACGAACAAGCAAAGAAACACCTAAAGCAGTACAGTTACCGTGATGTAGCCAATTGGTTAAGTGATCAGTCAGGCCGGCATATATCACATGTAGGACTATATAAGAGAGTAAGACTTGAGCAGAAGCGTAAGAGAGAAGCTGCAAACCAACGCTATCTTGCCGAGCGGTACAAAGCGGCTCTCGACAAAGCGGAAAAAATCGAAGCCCAAATCCGTGGTGGTAGAGAAGAGTCCAGCCCAGCCGAAGCCTGAAGCTTTAGACTATGAAGAGATAGCTCGTGAAGTTATCTTTGAACCCAACGAGGGTCCACAGACAGACTTCCTTGCATCTACGGAGCAAGAAGTATTATACGGAGGGTCAGCTGGTGGAGGTAAGTCTTATGCTATGGTGGCTGATCCTGTCCGTTACTTAGGCAACCCTAATGCTAGGATGCTTCTAGTACGTAGGAGTACAGAAGAACTCAGAGAACTTATTTCAGTATCCAAGCAGCTTTATCCTAAAGCTATTCCTGGAATTAAGTTTATGGAACGAGATAAGACTTGGGTAGCACCTAGTGGTGCAACTCTCTGGATGTCTTATCTAGACCGTGACGATGACGTTATGAGGTATCAAGGTCAAGCTTTTAATTGGATTGGCTTTGACGAACTTACACAATGGCCTACACCTTACCCTTGGAACTACATGAGGTCACGACTTAGAACAACTAAAGCCAGTGGCTTACCACTCTATATGAGGGCTACTAGCAACCCTGGAGGTCCAGGGCATCAGTGGGTTAAGAAAACTTTTATTGACCCTAGTACTCCCAGTGAGGCATTTTGGGCAACGGATACAGATAGTGGTGAAGTTATATGCTGGCCGAAAGGTCACACTAGAGAGGGTGAACCACTATTTAAACGTAGGTTTATACCTGCTACCTTATTCGATAATCCTTACCTAGCAGATGATGGTATGTATGAGGCTAATCTTCTGTCGTTACCTGAGCATCAGCGAAGGCAGCTGCTGGAAGGTGACTGGGATATCAACGAAGGCGCAGCCTTTCCAGAGTTTAATCGTAAGGAACATGTAATAGAGCCTTATGATATACCTAACAGCTGGGTAAAGTTTAGGGCTTGTGACTATGGTTATGGTTCTGCTACAGGAGTTCTCTGGTTTACTGTAACTCCATCTGAACAATTAGTTATATACAGAGAAATGTATGTTTCTAAGGTTACTGCTACAGATCTAGCAGATATGATACTAGAAGCAGAAGATGGTGAAAAGATACGTTATGGTGTTCTCGATTCTAGTTTATGGCATAATCGTGGTGATACTGGGCCATCACTGGCTGAGCAGATGATCATGAAAGGTTGTCGGTGGAGGCCTTCAGATAGATCTAGAGGCTCTCGTGTAGCTGGTAAAAACGAAATACATAGACGCTTACAAATGGATGAGTTTACAGAAGAACCTAGAATGGTCTTTTTTAATAACTGTACCAACACTGTATCTCAAATACCTGCTATACCTTTAGATAAGAATAATCCTGAAGATGTAGATACACATGCAGAAGACCACTTGTATGACGCCCTTAGGTACGGTATAATGACTAGACCTAAAAGTAATCTGTTTGATTTTGATGCAAACAATCACAGTTCAGGATTTCAAGTTTCAGACGCAACCTTTGGCTATTAAGGATAAGACATGGAAGAAGATGAATTTTTTGAAGATACAATGGAGTCTGTAGATTCTAATGCATTGGATGATATTAAAAAAGAAGATCAGTCTGACCCAGCCTCAGGCACTATCATAAGTTTAGTTCAAGAGAGGTATAATAAAGCCTCTACTGCCCGTGAAACTGAAGAGCACCGTTGGATTCAAGCTTACCGTAACTATCGTGGTCTTTATGGACCTGATGTTCAATTTACTTCAACAGAAAAATCTAAAGTATTTGTTAAGGTTACTAAGACAAAAGTACTTGCTGCTTATGGTCAAATCGTAGAAGTTCTTTTTGGTAGTAATAAATTCCCTATTAGTATTGAGCCAACTACACTACCTGAAGGTGTAGCTGAATCTGTATACTTTGAATCTAATCCAGATATGCAAAAGGCTAAGGGTGGACCTAGCGAAGAAGATAAGAAACTTCTTCCTGGAGAAACTATGGGAGATCTCCGAGAACGTTTAGCTGGGATGCAGGACAAGTTTGAACCTGTTATGGACCTTCTTAAAGAAGGTAATGGTAAGACTGCTACAGAAATTACTTTTCATCCAGCAATGATCTCTGCAAAGAAAATGGAGAAACAAATCCATGATCAACTTGAAGAGTCAGGTGCTAACAAACAATTACGTGTAGCAGCTTTTGAGTGCGCCTTGTTTGGTACAGGTGTTATGAAAGGTCCGTTTGCAGTAGACAAAGAATACCCAAGTTGGTCTGAGGAAGGAGAATACTCTCCAACTTACAAGACTATACCACAAACTTCTTCTGTATCCATCTGGAATTTTTATCCAGATCCTGATGCATCTAATATGGATGAAGCAGAATACGTGGTTGAACGGCACAAGATGTCTCGTTCACAACTACGTTCACTAAAACGTAGACCTTTCTTCCGTTCTAACTCTATTGATAATGCTATTTCATTAGGGGAGTCCTACACTAAAGAGTGGTGGGAACAAGCTATGGAAGATGATACTCAAGACGCTAAAGCAGAACGTTATGAAGTTTTAGAGTTTTGGGGGAATGTAGATAAAGAAGTTCTTGAAGGCCATGATATTGACATACCTTCAGAGCTTTCTGACATGGATGAACTAAGTGTAAATATTTGGGTCTGTAATGGTCAAGTGTTACGTCTAGTCATGAATCCATTTACACCAACAATTATACCTTACTTCTCTATGCCTTATGAGGTTAGCCCTTATAGCCTCTTTGGGATTGGTATTGCAGAAAACATGGATGATACTCAAACTCTAATGAATGGGTTTATGCGTATGGCAGTAGATAATGCTGCACTATCAGGCAACATGCTTATTGAGGTTGACGAGACGAATCTCGTCCCAGGGCAAGACCTCTCCGTGTATCCAGGGAAGGTGTTTAGGAGACAGGGAGGGGCACCTGGTCAAGCTATTTTTGGCACCAAGTTTCCTAATGTATCTAACGAAAACATGCAGATGTTTGACAAGGCAAGGGTCTTAGCGGATGAGTCAACTGGATTCCCATCTTTTGCACATGGTCAAACAGGGGTATCTGGCGTTGGCCGTACCGCCTCTGGTATTAGTATGCTTATGTCTGCTGCCAACGGCTCTATTCGTAACGTAGTTAAAAATGTAGATGACTACCTACTTGGACCATTAGCTAAAGCATTCTTTAGTTTTAACATGCAGTTTAATTACAATGAAGAAATTAAAGGTGACCTTGAAGTAAAAGCTCGTGGGACTGAAAGCTTAATGGCTAATGAAGTACGTAGCCAACGTCTAATGCAATTCTTACAAGTTGTACAAAATCCTGTACTAGCCCCATTTGCTAAGATGGATTATATTATCCGTGAGATTGCCAAGTCTATGGATCTTGATCCAGATAAGCTTGTCAACTCTATGTCTGATGCTGCAATTCAAGCTGAGATACTTAAAAAGTTTAAAGCTGAAAATCCACCACCAGCACCTGAACCAGGTGTGCCACCACAAGGTGGTCCTCAGAGCGCTCCTGCCGGCGCACAGGTACAGGACACTCAAGGTAGTGGGGGTGGTAACATAGGGACAGGCACTGCACCTGTGCCGGGAGAACAAGGCTTCTCAGGTAACACTGGCCAACAACAGGTACAATGAAACTAGTCGTGAACAATACGCTAAAACCTTTTGTAAATAACCCAGAGTTATACACTCCGTTTATCGAAGAGATTGCTGAACGGATCGCCTTTACACACGTAACACTAGAGCAGTCTAGAGAGATTGATGAGATCTACAGGCTACAAGGTGAGATACGTGCACTAAGATCACTACTACGTTTAAGGGACAAAATTAATGGCAGCTCTTGAAGATCAAATGCAATCTATGCTACCGTCTGCTGATGATGATACTCGTTCTACTAAAGAGTTTCTACAGCATCCCTTGGAGACTGTGCCTTACTTTCAAAGACCAATGGGTTCTAGTACAGACGATCCTCAAGTAGGCCAAGATGATGCAGGGAATCCTGTCTTTAAGGGTAGCCTTGGTGAGTATACAGTAAGAGTAAATCCCGATCAAAGAACTCTGCGAACTAAAGTAGAAGAAGCTATACCTGTAGTTAAAGAAGCTGTAGGTGACTACTTAGAAGACCCTAAGCTTCCTACTAAAGATCAACTAAGTGAGTTTGCTAAACAAGCAGGGCAGTCTGCAGTAGAGTCTGTGGAAGATCTTGGTGATCTTATGTTTAAGGGTAAAGGTACTCTTGGTGATGTGTTTGCTGTAGCTGCAGGAGCAGGTGCTGCATCTGTACCTTTTGATGTACCTAAAGGTGCACTTAGAATATTTGGTGGGGTTAATGCAGAGGGTGCTTATGAAGATAAAAACCTTAAAAAAGCAGTAAGACTCCTAAAAGAAGCTGACGTAGATCCAACTAATGTACAAGAAAGTTATTTTAAAAATAAAGAAATTTGGCAGCAAACAGGTTGGTATGTAGATCCTAAGGATGGTCAATGGCGATTTGAAATAGATGACAGTAAGTCTAAGTTAAAAAACTTTAAAGACGTATTTAATACTGAACTAGAACCAACCAGCCCAGCTATTAATTCTGAAAAATCAAAAAATTTTTTTAACGAACTAGGAAATGTTGAATTAAGTAAAGAAGATGGAAAGTATAAAAAACTTAGTCAAGTTTTTGATCACGGAGATTTTTATAAAAACTATCCAGACCTTAAAGATATTGACGTTATTTTTTATAGTAGTCCAAAACAACGTACTCTTTTGGGTTCTGCAAGTAACGATGAAATTTTCATAAACCTTTCTGCTTATGACAACTATGAAGATATTAAAAGTACATTACTTCACGAACTACAGCATGTAGTTCAACATGAAGAAGGTTTTGTTCCTGGATCAAGTACATCGCAAGTTCCACAATCACTTGTTGAAAATAAAACTAAAGAACTTGAAGAGAAAAAAAGACCCCTTACAGTAAAACAAGCTGTAATAAAAAATAAACAAAAACTTCTTTCAGACCGTATTAAAGAAGAGAAAGAAGAACACAGTAAAAAACCTCTTCCAAATATTACTAAAAAACAACAAATTGAAATATTTAAATTAAAACCTTTTAATTCTAATAAAAATGATTATGATGGGCCTTCTTGGGCCTCTATTGCAAGAGATTACAAAGTTACTCCTGCAGAGATTAAAAAAGCTTATGGTAGGGAAATGCTACTTGTAAACCTTGCCAAAGAAGAAAAGTCTTTAGCTTTATTAGACTATAGAATTGCTGCTGATTTATTTGAAATAGAAGATGAAAATTTTAATATTGAAATGGAATTTTATAAAGGTGCTGGTGGAGAAATAGAATCTAGGCTTGTGCAAAGAAGAGCAGATCTTTCTGGTAATGAGAGGGGGCCTCAAAATATAGCTGGAGGTTTTCCTCTCGATGATCGTGTAGATATGCTTAAAGAAGAAGGTGGTAAGTTTCAATACACAGGTAGTGCAGGTGTAGATCCTTATGCATATCAAATAAGTCCAAGAGTAGAGCCTGACCCAGAAAAACCAGGATTTTTAAGTGGTGTGAAAAAGAAGTTAGGTCTTACCTCAGATAGTGCAGTGGATAGACCTAAAGCTGCTAACAGTCCTGATGAACCTAAAATAATTTCTTTTACGAAGAAAAAAGAAGGTAAAGAACTTAAGGATTTTAATGCAAATTTAACGTCAAGTATTTCAGAACAAGCTTCTAAACAAGCTGAACTTGTAGGGGAATTGCAAGAAGCAGGTGTATATGGAGATTATCAAAAAGGTGTAAGAGTACAGAGTCAAAACTATAAAGGTGAAGCTTTACCTCCATATACGATCACAGGCTTAAGTTTAAATAAAGTAAAATTAAATAATCTAAACTTAAAAAGAACTGAAGATCGTTTAGGAATTAAGTTTGAGTACATCGAAAAAGATGGTGACTATTATTTACCTATGCTTAATGTAGAACAAGCTAATGGTGGAAAATCTCAAGTTTATTTAGATGCTTTAAAACAAAGAAATACTCCTATTTTAAGTGGACCTACTGGAACTGTACCAAAACAATTTGCCGAAGGGGGCGTAGCAATGAACAAACAAATGGAAATGGCCTTTATGCAACAAGGTGGACTAAAAGATGATGGCATGAGGCAAGACCCAGTATCAGGTAATGAAATACCTAATGGTTCTATGGCTTCAGAGGTACGAGATGATATTCCTGCTCAATTGTCTGAAGGTGAGTATGTTGTACCTGCCGATGTCGTCAGATTCTTTGGTGTAAAATTCTTTGAGGATCTTCGTTCAGAAGCAAAAATGGGCTTGCAGTCTATGGAGGCTAATGGTAGAATAGGTGGTGAGCCAGTACCTATGGAGACTGGTGAGTTATCTGATGAAGAGTTTGCAAGACTGCTACAACAGGAGCTTGGTGGAACCTTAACGACTCAAAATGCAGAACCTATAAAAGCTGCTGAAGGTACCTATGTTCCAGGTCAAATGTCCTCTTTTAATCCTGATAACTATGGTTTAGGTTTTTCTCTGACTCCTGGATACACTCCACCTGCAGCAGTGAGTACAGAGCCTGTTGTAGAAACTGAAGCTTCTTGTGCAGCAAAAGGTATGGTCTTAGGTCCAGACGGAGTGTGTATAGTTGCACCACAAGCTAAGAATGATAATGACAATGATGGACCTATAGTACCTACTCCTGCAGCAGGTGAAGGTCAAGGCTTAGGTGGGGCTTGGTATGAAGGTGATGAAGATCAACTACTTAATGATCCTGAAGCTTACATTACAGACCAACTAGGTAGAGGTGAAATGCTTGATAGTGGTTTAGCTGAAGCTGCAACAATGTTATTACCAGGGGGTATTATTTTAGCAGCAGGAAACAAATTTGCAGATACTGAAGGTATTGCAAGAGCTAGAGCAGCACTTATGATTGCTAAAGCCAGAGGAACTTTAAGCGCTGAAAAAATAAAAAGCCTTGAAGATGCAATCAGTAAAGATGCTCAGGGTAACTTCATTGTAGACAAAGATGGTAAAGGTTTAGGGATAGGTACAGGTATAAACTATGCTAACAGTTTTGCTAAAAGTCTTGGCTTTAATACTTTAGAGGATGCTTTCTCTAAAGACATTGTAAGGTTTGGTTCTGACACTAAGTATAGTGATCAAGTAAGGGGTAAAAGTAACTTTGAACTTGCGGAAAGAAAGTTAGAACAAAGAAAAAGATTAAAAAATATAGCTGGTCTTGAAGAAGCTAAAAAAATAAAAGCCAGTCAAAGTGACGATGGCCCAAGTTCTGCAGAAATAGCTGCTGCCAGAATAAGAGGGGATAAAATAGATAAAGAGCAAAGGGAGAAAATTATAAGCTCTGGTGATACTTATTCATCTGATCCAAAAACAGCAATCGAACAAATGAAAAAGAGAAAAACCTTTAGGTCAGGTGGTAGAGCCGAAGGTGGCTTAATGCTCAAAAAGAAACGTAAGAAAAAATAAGGCTACTCGGCTACGGCTGACCCCAACATAAGGAGAATAATATGCCTGAACTAGCAGAAGTGGAAACCCCAAAGACTGCAGGATTCGTTGATCGTGGATATAACAACGCAAAGC